GTGTTTGCGGCTATCGTGAATATCGTGGTTATCGTATTCACATTGATAATGATTTGGAGAACGTGTGACCTCACACCTCTCGCATATCTTATTCCAGCAGTTGCCGCCGAGACCGCCACAGGAACAGGTTTCTACTATGCGAAAGCCAAGGTGGAAAACCGTATTAAACTGATGAAAGCTCACAATCTTGAAGTAAACGAAAATTCTTTGAATGATGGAGGATATTACAATGGTTGATTTGACACAGATTATCGTAGCAGTTTTTACACTGGTGATTTCTCTGATTACCGCTTTTCTGATTCCTTATCTGAAAAGTAAGGTGAGCGGCGAACAGCTCGAGACTATCAAGTTTTGGGTAAATATCGCTGTCGAAGCGGCAGAAATGATTTATGTCGGCACAGGCAGAGGTGAGGAGAAGAAAAAGTATGTTATGGCTTTCCTCAATCGAAAAGGTTTTACGCTGAATATGGAAGAAATCGAGAACCTTATCGAAGCCGCTGTGTTGGAGTTGAAATTGGCTCAAACGCACAAAGAGGAAGCCTAACCGAAGTTAGACCTCCTCTACTATTAAAACAAATCCGAAAACGTGTTTCACGAAAAATATTGGGTTCGGATTTGCACTATTTGGTGGAGTTATGCCCTCAATATCCGAACCCGAGATAGTGAGGGTATTATTCCCCGAAATGTTGAATGTCAGCACAATCTTACGACCTTTATCGCCCTCGTCATAGACGAAGACGGAGTTCACCAGTGTGTCGATGATTGTACGCTGATATTCCACATCGTTAATATCGCCGCTCTTGAAAGAAGTGAGCCAATAAGCTATTCGCTCCTTCGACAAGAGCGGCTTTTTGTTTTCTTCACGAGCTATCTGACCCTCGAGGTCTCTACGCTCGTCTTCCAATTCCTCAAGTCGTGCTTTCGTGGTCGAGGTGATGATACCTTGCTCGATTGCCGACATGAGGTTTTTTATTTTCTTATTGGTTTCTCTCAACGCTTCCTTCAACCCTATGAGGAGCGATGTATCTTCCATTTCCTTTTCGATAAGCTCCCAAGCCTTTGTCGAAATCATTTCGATATTTTCATCGGTGAGAACGTGATTCACAGTATAGCGAACAACCAGCTCCTCAATCCAATTCTTCTTTTCATTCTTCTTATTACATTGGTGCTTTCGCTTTCGGTCAATGCACTTGTAATACAGGTGGAGCTTCCCGGTGTGAGAAGTACCGCTCTCACCAACCATGGGAGACCCACAGTGACCGCAGAACAGCTTCGTGGTGAGGAGATAATCTTCCTTTGCTTTGTTCCTTGCTCTCGCTGAAAAGTTATGTTTAAGCCTTGCCTGTACCTTCTCAAACAGGGTCTTGTCAATGATAGGTGGAACACTGTTTTCCAACACAATGTCAGCATATCGGTATACACCGATGTATCTATCGTTCCTCAATATCCTGTCGAGACTGTTCTTATTAAAAGCATTTCCTCGGGAAGTCTTAAAGCCCTGTTCGTTAAGCCACTTCACGATTTGAGTAGCCGAATGTCCATCGGCATACATTTCAAAGATTGTCTGTACCGCTTTCGCTCCAACAGGCTCTATCTGATATTTTCTGTCTTCTCCTATTACATATCCAAGCGGCGGTGTACCCATGGCGATTCCATGGAGAGCGTTTTCCGTCATACCTCTTTTAATACTTCGGGCGAGGTTCTCGGAGTAATATTCTGCGTAACCCTCAAGGACTGATTCAAGAATAATACCCTCCGGGGTGTCCGGCATTGGTTGTTTCGCATAATAAACTTTAACCCCATTCTTCTTTAGCTTTGCTTTATAGACCGCAGAATCGTACCTATTTCGGGCGAAACGGTCAAGGGTATACATGATTACCGCTTCAAATTTATGCTTCTCACTGTCTTTTATAAGACGTTGGAAGCTGGGTCTATTGTCGGTCTTACCCGATATAGCCCTGTCAATATATTCGTCTACGATGATAAATCCGTTCTTCATGGCAAACTCGGTACACTCTCGAATCTGCCCCTCTATGGATTCCTCTCGCTGATTGTGGCTCGAGTATCGAGCATAGATTACCGCTTTGATAATCTCACCTCCAATAGCTTTTTCCTTCTTAATAACTCTATCGGGATAATGTTAGATTGCCGCAGAATCTTCTTTATCCCCCTCTAACTCCTCTCGGTTTTCATAATCATAGACCATAGCCATGAACTCATGCTTTGCTCTACGAGATAAGGAGCGATACACACGAAGAATGTCTGCTTCGTCTTCGTCTGCTGGTGCTACTGGTTCGAGGTCTTCTTCGTCAGCGAAGAAATCCATTACGGAACAATGTAGTGTTTGAGCGAGAATAACCATTACTTCTTCCTTTGGCAAAGACCCCTCATTCCAACGAGAGACCTTCGAGGTGGACAACCCAAGGCTCTTAACGACTGCGGTAAGGGTAGTTCCCTGTGACTTACATATACGGTTAATATTCTGTGCGAATGTCATTACAATTCCTCCTTTGAAAAATAAATTCCACTTTTGAGAATTTTCCTATTGACAAACCTCATAATAAGAATTATAATAACATCAAGAGTTCCGAAAATGAGGTTTTGGCAATAGAAGACCGACCTCTCAAAATTGGCAGTTTTGAGAAGTTGAAATGTTGTTGCATAGTCTTATAAGAATAATAACAATAATTCTTCATTTTGTCAATGGGAACTCCGAATTTCAGAATTAAAATTTGCGAAAGGAGGAACTTGACGTGAGCGATGTTAAGTCGAGAATGGCAAAAGCTGGCATGACACAGGTAGACATGATTTTGGAATTGCAGAAGCGAGGTTATGCAGTCCAGCCCCCTATGATGTCCAGTATTCTACGAGGGGTTTATACCTACCCCAAGGCGAAGGTGATTCTCGCAGAGTGTGAAGCGATTTTAGACGAGCGAGAAGGAAACCATGAATCTCTCTAACGAGCAGATAACAGACCTCGCAAGACCGTTGGTGGGTATCATAACGAAGTTTTATGAAGACCCGAAGAATGAGGAGGATTTTCAGAAATGGCTAAAGGAAAGAGAATCAACAGATACAAAGTGGCAAAAATCCAAGCCTACATTGTGCTAATTCTGTTGGTAGTAATCGGATTCGTTGTTGGTAGGGTAACGAAACCAGTTGAGGTTGAAAAGGTGACAGTCACCGAAACAATCGAAGTACCTACCTACGAAGCTGACAAGCTCCCGGAACTGTCAGAGATTTATATTTATGACGTTCCACTCTCCGAGAATTTGCAGAGATACATCTATGAGGTGTGTGCTGACGAGGAAGTACCTGTTGCTCTTGTGCTGGCGATGATTGAACACGAAAGCGGCTTTAACCCGGAAGTAATCAGTGCAACCGATGATTGCGGTCTCATGCAGATTAACGAAGTCAATTATGAGTGGCTCGAGGAAGATTTCAGATGTGCCGACATGACAAACCCTTATCAGAAAGTGTTCTGTGGGATAAAGATTATCGGTCAGTATCTCGAACAGTACGAAGGTGATTACACCAAAGCTCTCATGGCTTACAACATGGGGAATTACGGAGCGAAAAAGGCATGGGCTAACGGAGTGGATAGTACACGATACACAACCTCCATTATGAGCCTGTTCCAAGAATATGAGGAGGTGAAGGATAATGCCACACTTGATAGCAGTCAAGAATGACAAACCTACAACAATCCTCTCCCCGAAAGATTTTGAGGATTTGATAGCCGAACACATGGGCTACGAATGTGCAAACTTCTATCGAGAACAGATAGAACAGCTTTCAGATTGTATCAGAGATTTGGACAGATACATTGACGATAAGCTCGTTCACATGGACGTGAAGGAGGTACTTAAAGTCAATGGCTACTAATAACAGGAAGACCGGGAACTCGTTTGAAATCGAGTTCAGCGAGATTCTTTTCAACAAAGGGTTTTGGGTCAAATGTCTGACACAGAACCAAGCTGGACAACCAGCAGATGTTATAGCAGTACGAAATGGCAGAGCATATTTGATTGATTGCAAGGATTGTGTCAACGATAACTTCCCATTCTCTCGTATCGAGGGCAACCAGCACACAGCCATGAAGCTGTGGAAGGATAGCGGAAACGGTTACGGACTGTTCGCCTTGCGATTGAGCGACAAGCGTATTTACATGATAGACTACGAGCTGATGATAGCTCTCTCGATTAACCAAGCGTCTATCGGTGAAGACCTTATCTCACACTACGGTCTCCCATTGGAGAGGTGGGTGGAGAAATGCAGATAACGGTATCAAATGCTCTCACAATTACAGAACCAAGTCGGGAACTGATTCAGTGGTGCAAGAAAAATCTTATTATTGCAAATCCCGATTATGCGAAGAAAGCTCGTATGGGCTTTTGGACAGGTGATGCACCGAAGACCCTCGCTCTATACGAGGTACGAGGAAAAGAGCTGATAATTCCGTTTGGAATGTTACGCTCGATACCAAAGTCGATTACCGACACAGCTTCGTTTGTGAGCGATTTTAAGCCCCCTGTGGCGGTTGATTTTCAAGCCCATGTTCCACTCTATGATTACCAAGAAAAGGCGGTACAGGCGATGATAGCCGCCAAATACGGTATCTTACAGAGTGCCGCCGGAAGCGGTAAAACGCAGATGGGAATTGCATTGGCTACGAGAATCGGAAGACGTACCCTGTGGCTCTGCCACACACTCGACCTTATCAAACAGAGCAAGGAACGAGCGAAGCTCTACATGAGTGAAGACCTCATGGGTACTATCACAGAAGGTAAGGTCAATCTCGGTTCTCATATCACCTTCGCAAC